CCTAAAGTATTTAGAATCTTTAGGAACTCGTCTGTGCCAGAATTATCCAAAGAACTATCAAATATTTCATCCAGTATCAACAAATTTGTGTTTGTGCTGTTCTTCATCTTTGCAACGGCTCTCCAAGTAAAAAGCAATGCAAGGTCAATACGCATCTTCTCACCCTCACTGAAAGACGAATAAGAAAAGTCATCTCTATATCTTGACTTGATAGTTTCTTCAAAACTTTCATCCAAAGTGAAGTTAACATAGAACTCCATAGATGTCAAGTAGGTATTGATTAACCGATTCATAATAGGCAGATACTGCTTGATAATCTTTGTCTTGATACCAGTATCTTGCAGCATATTCTTTGATGCCTCTGCGTATGTTTTGTCTTCTCTCAGTTTTGACTTTCTATCTACAAAGACTTGCAACTCTTCTTTCAGTTTCTCTAAGTCTCTATAATCAGCCTTCTCAATATGTCCTGTTTCTAAATGTTCAATCTCTGTCTGTAAAGTGCTATTGAATTTTTCCAGCTGAGTGATTGAACTATTTTCCTTTGCAACCTCCACAGAATTTTTCTGTATATTATCAACAACGACATTGATTTCATTCATCTTGATTTTAGTGGAATCTATCTCTTCTTTCAACTCATTCAAACCAAAACTAACCTTGTCTGCATCTGCTCTCTTTTTATCAAGCATATCAAACTTAAACTCTTCATCAATATGTTGCTGACAAGTAGGACAATCAGTGTTGTCTTCAAAGAATGTAACCAACTTAGAATGTGCTCTATGTTTCTCTCTCAGTGTTGATTGTATATCTCTCAGTTTGTCAAATTTTGATTTGATTTTAGTTGAGTCAGATATACTAAGCGCACTTAACTCATTTTTCTTGTTTAGAGAATCAATAATTTGTGACTTCTTGGCAATCTCTTTCTCGTTCTTGGTGATAGAAGATTTTTTCTCTGTCAGTAACTTTCTCTTGTTCTCTTTTATGTCTTCAATATACTTTTCTTTCAGTTCGATTTTTTCAGATGATAGAGCAATCTTATATTCAACATCTTTAAAGTCATCGTCTATCGTTTTCAGTTTCTGCTTGAGAAGCATATTCATCAAAGAGAAAATCTGAATATCAAGAATCTCTTCTACCACTTCACGACGATGCCGAGCTTTCAGTTGCATAAAAGGAACAAAGGTAGAACTACCCAGAATTACAACCTGAGTAAAACTGCGATAGTTCAGTTTAAGTATTTGTTGTTCCAGATACTTTTGATAGTCACGAGAGTTTGCATCTTGGTTATACATCTTACCATTGATGTATATCTCAAACACGGCAGGTTTAATACCACGAATGACTTTTATTTTCTTGGCACCGATAGAAAACTCTACCTCAACGATACACGCACTAGCATTTACAGTGTTAAGAAGTTGTGGCTTATTGATGCCACGAAATGGTTTACCGAACAAACCAAAACAAAGTGCATCAAGAATGGTAGACTTACCTGCACCATTTTCACCAATAATCAATGTGGTAGAATCTTTGTTTAGTTCTATCTCAGTAAATTGGTTGCCGGTTGATAAGAAATTCTTCCAGCGAACCGTTTCAAAATTTATCAAATCTCTAAATCCTGTGCCTCAGTGTATAGAGTTCTCATAGTGTTCTTCAACCTATCTTTACTCAATGTCACATCTAGCTCGTCAATATACCGCTCAAGCAGTGTCATAGTGTCCTCAGTGTTCTCAACAATATCATCCGACACATTGTTCGCATCTAACTCTGAAAAGTCTTCTACAATCTTAACCTCGTGACAATCAGCCTGTAAGAGCTTATCAACAAACTTATCAAACTGGTAAAGGTCTTTCTTGTTGACCACAATCAGTTTGACATACTTATCCTTGTATCGTGTCATGTCATCATTCATCTCTGCACTATCATCATAATATATTTTAGAGTATATTGTCAAGGGATTTACGATACGTTCTAGTTGTCTTGTTTCTGTATCAAACACATGAAAGCCTTTTGGGTCACCCCAATCATTCCAATAGATTTCATATGGCGTGCCAAGATAATACACATGGCCATCGTCAGACTTGTGATGATAGTGTCCACTCATTACCATATCAAAACGGTTGAATTCATTTTTGTCCCAACCATGATCCATGAAAAATCCTTTCTGCATTTCAAAACCATTCAACTCCAAATGGCCCATACAGATTTGTGCAGTGGATGTTTTTAACATCTTCATAGTGCTAGACATATTCTCACTATTAATCCAAGGCACAAACAATATCTTACACCCGTCAAAATCTGCTTCGGTAGTTTCTGGATACACTGTAATATTACTGTGTTTACCATCCACCAGTTCTTGCAGAGAATTAACCGAGTTGGTGTTCTTGTAATAGGTGTCATGATTACCGACAATCATATGAAAATCAATGCCCGTAAATTGGTCCACAAACCTTTCACGAAAATCCTTTGCGATTCTATATGATACGAACTTTCTTCTGTCCATCACATCACCGAGATGAACAACAGTGGTTATGTTGTTGTCTTTGAGATAAGGAAAGAAAATTTTCTCATAGAACTCAAAGAAGTAATCATTAAATGCAAGGCTATCATTACGTGCACCGAAGTGAGTGTCCGTAATCAATGCAATTTTCAAGCGTCTTTCTCCATGAAGACTTCTAGTCCTTTCTTAGATTTAACTTCTTTTTTCTTAGGCTCGTATACTTCTCCATTTGGACCCATACGATTCAATAAAACATCATATGGAAGGTCAATATTATACACAGTGTCATCACCTTCCATTGTTACGAAAGATTCATAACTCTGTTTTTCAATCATCTTGTTTTTAACATGCACCTGTTTCTTTTCGACTTGTATACGTCTGATGAAAGCATAGTAGATTATCTGAGTAAAATATGCAAATGGATTTTTAGATTTTTCTGGGTCAAAATTATATGCATACTGCAAACAATTCTGAATGCCATCAGATATCATTTCATCACGATATGAATAGTTAATAAAATTTGGTCGATAGGATAAATGAGTTGCAATTTTTAGAAAACACTCACCAATATAATTTGTTAGAGGTGGTGTAGGGTCATCTGCCTCTTCTGCCATCGCACACTTTTCTTTCCACTCTATCATGGCTTCAAGAAACTTTTTATTGTCCACATAATGAACACTTTTTTTCTTAGTCACGTTTTATCTCCTTTAATGATACAATATACCACAAAGATATAATTGTGTCAATATAATTACGATAATTATAAAAAAACACTTGACAGACAGCTTCAGAATACCTATAATAGTCTATGTGGGGCGGTTAATGAATAGTTTTATCTGGTTTTATATTCTTTATTATTTCCTTAAGTTCCTCTTCTTCAATCTCATCTAATTCTTCATCTGTGGGTTCATCTACTTCATGAAGCAAACTCTCTTTTGCGATATTAAATTGGTCAACACAATGACTATAGTAATTTGCAAGGTCACGCGATGCTAATGCTGACATCACGACATTGTGAGAATTTATAGTTATGTACTCTTCATCTGTTAATGGATGAATCCAAGGCGATAAGCTTAAAGATTCAGCAAACCCATTCTCTGTCGCCTTTGGTCTGAGCATAAATTTTAATGGCAAAGATATATCTATAGTCTTTTGTGTGTCATTAAAAAAATCTTCAGATTCTACTATTTTTCCTATAATACTCTCACCATTGGTCAATTTTAGAATTGTAACTGATTCTTTCATAGTTTAACCCTATTGACTTTATAGTTGAATTGTTGGCTCTTGTATATCTTAAGGCGTTCGTAAAAATGTCTTAATGAAAAATTGACTTTAGTATCAGTGACGTTGAGGTCGTCGGCAACATCGAATAATCGAATGGTACTTTTAGTGTCAGTCTTTCGCAGGCCTCTGCCGATTGACTGCAAGACTCTGATTTTAGACTTGGACGGTGAAGAGAACACGATGTTGTGGATATTGCGAATGTTGATACCAGTGCTAAATGTGCCATAGCTCGCAACAATGATTGCATTTTTTTCATTTTCAATTATCTCTCTAATTTCTTCTCTTGTCTCTGTATTCACACCACCATATACAAAGAATATTGGTTTGTCTTTATATTTATCCTTTAACAAATCATACAAAACCTGACCATGTTTTTCTACGAATAGAAAAAGACATAGTGTGTTACCATTGAGCTGCCCCATAAGATTAACAAGAAAATCATTCCTTTCAGGTTTTGTGATGATAAATTCCAGTTCTTGTGCATAATCAAAATCTCTTACTTTTTGACTGTCTTCAGAAGAATGTTGCAACACAATGCAATTAATATCTAAGTTAGCCAATGTCTTATTATCAATAAGATCTTTAGTGGTTATAACATATTTAGATTTTCCAAATAACCCCTCTAGAACAAGACGATGTGTCTGAGTATCATCCAATGTTCCTGTCAGACCAAATCTATATTTACACTTGTTTAGTTTTGTCATGATACCAGTGAGAGACTTTGCTTTGAACAAATGAGCTTCATCACCTATCACACAACCAAATTGTTTGAAATATCTTGGTGGCATTCTATGCAATGACTGCCATGTTGATATAACTACATCCTTGGTTATGTTTCTGTCGTGCCCCTGATAAATTTTTTGACAATAGGTTTCTGCATTCCAACCATAATCCTCAAAGTCTTTATACATTTGTTCTACTAGTGAAGTAGTAGGAACCAGTATAAGTGTTTTCAGTTTCTTGATGTGATAGTAACGAACAAGAGAATATATGATGAGTGACTTACCAGATGCAGTAGGTGAAATGAGAAGAGCTCGGTTTGATGCAATCGCATGTGCAACAGCATTAATCTGATAATCTCTTAGTGAGATTCTTTTACCACCAAGAGTAGGCTTTAGTGATTCTACAAAACCCTCAACATTTTTTCTTGAGATAGGCCTTTTACTTATCACACCCTTTTCAAGTGCAAACTCTACATTTGAGTTTTGCAGATACTCTTCTATGTAAGGTAAAAGTCCAACATAAATTTCTCCTGTATGTATGTTGAATAAACGAATTTTACCATCCCACATACGACTACGATATGCAGGCATAAACTTAAACCCTGGTACTTCAAAAGTAAAGAAGTCGTTTAGTTCTGCTGCGATAGCTGGTTCAACATCTGATAATACAAGATGTACTTCATCCTTCTTAGAGATAAGCATACTGGTATTCTTCTCTAGAACCATAGTCACCTCTAATAATGCAATTCCAAGAGATGCTTGTTCTTGCTGCCGAAGTAGGCGGAACCCAATGTTGTAACCATGAAGGAAAAACTAATCCTGTCCCAACATCAGAGTTAAACTGTAACATAGAAGAATTTTGCCAGGTGGCAATTCCTTTTGGTTTCAACACACTTGCTTGTGGTTTTGGGTCAAAGAATTGTATGGGAGATGCATCTTTTGAACTTTCAATGTAATACACACCAGACATGACATTATTAGAATGTGTATGTGGTGGATGTGATCTACCCTCCTGCATATGGTTACCCCACATGCTCGTGATTTCAATTTCTTTGTAATCATCATACTGTAGATTTTTGAGAATATTTCCTGTAGTATGACGAACAACTTCTGTCAGTGGCTCGAATGTTTCCAAAGTGTACAAATTATCTTTGGTCTGAATCATACCATCCAGTTCCATTGGTTGTGTCTTAATGTATTCTAGCATACCATCATAATAGTCAGACAAGTCTGCTTCAAACTTGTAAATCATTGTGGGAAAACAACTATACTCATCAACTTTCACATCAACATCATTCATCAAAAACCTCCAGCCAAATGTATCTGCTGTTGTTGGGCGTTCTTAATATCCCAACCTCTCTGCTCTATACTTTTTAG